CACTAGCATCACCAACGTCAGCTATTGTAGACATGATAAGGTTAAAAGGTTCAAATGAATCATAACCTACACGTACAGCACCAAGCTTTATTGTTCTAGGTTCCCATTTACCATCTATCCATAACTGTCTTTTTTGCCTATCTATCGGGCCGTTACCATTAAGATCACCACGCATCCAAGCCTGTGTAGCCATAAATACTACAGCAGATCCTATAGCTAATCTACCTGTTTGTAAAGCACGTGCATTGGCTAACTCTTCTGCGGTTGTTATACCATACTTAGCCACACTAGCTAAATCATTAGAGTTTGCAAAAGCAATGTCGTTAAACTCTTTTACTAAAAAGTTAAATCCGGGTGTAAACTTACCTGTAAGTGCAAGACCATTTACACCAGTTCTAGCAAACAGAAAAAATGGTTTAGCTAAAGGTGCAGCACTAAACACATCATTTAGACCTTTTGCAAAGCCTGTAAGATCTTGTGTAAGTGTTACTTCTTTACGTGCAAATTTAGTAGCTTCGTCAATGATGTCACCGTTAGCATCAAACACTTGCGAGTAAAAATCATCTTCGTAAGCTCTCATTAAATCTTTTGTTATCTTAGGTGTTTTATATCCACCTTCTTGCAACTCTAAAACTCGACGCATTGCTTTTTCACGCATTTTTGCACGACCTAATATGTAGGCAAACGCATCGTCAGTAGCAGCCATGAGTTTTGTAGAGTAAGTCAAAAAGTTTTTATTGTTCATTTGACGTGCTAAATTAGCCACACGAAACGCTGCTGTTTCTCCGGGTGTAGCTCTGCCACTGTCTTCTGCCCATCTACGTAGTATTTCCCAGTTGTCGTCTGCTGCTGTAAACTCTGTAAAACGTGTTTTTATTTGTCTTATATCACCTTTCCAGTAAGAGTTTAGCTTACTTCTAAATATTGTAAATGATTCTGGTATAGATTCTACCATAGCATTTACAGCGGACAAGCTAGCCCTAACTGTAGCTACGTCTCCATCAAACGGTAAACGTAATACAGCTCCTAAACCTTGAGCTAATGGTCGTAAGAATGTTGCAGTAGATGTACCCATAATAGCACGAGCTGGTGTTTTGGGGCCAGATAGTATACTATGAGTCATAACACCTTCTAGCTCTCTTATCATAGCACCTGTACGTTCAACACCGCCTGCTTCTAATGCACCACCAAGTATTGTTTTTCTTGCCCATGTATCGAAATCGTCAAGAGTGTTAACATTCTCCATCATAGAAAAAGCTTCAAACAAAGCTAACAACATATTGTCGTCAGGATCATCGTTAGCTATCTTTAATACAGACATAATAGAATCTCTAGCATCAACCATAGCTTCCTGTGTAGCTTCTTCGACAGCTTTCTTACTCTTTTTACCTAGACCTAACTCTCTAAATGAGTCAGACTTGACAAATCTAGCTTTCTTTGTTTCGTACAATGCAGTAAGCATAGTATCTACAAGCTGTTTAGCAGGGCCATCTATGTCTTGTATATCAACAATATCAGCTATTTCTCTACCAGCTACACCTAAATCACGTACCTGTTTAAGTAATGAGCCTATAACTAGGTCTGCTACAACTACGTTTTTAGATGTCCATACAGCATTACCGTCAATAACATCGTTGCTTTCAAACAACTCTTTTAGATATTCTTGTGGTGACATGTCTACAGCGTTTCTGCCTTGAGTTATACGTTGATGTGCCTCAATAGCTTCTCTGTATTTATTAACAAGAGTCGTTCTCGACCCCTTAGCTGCTTCTAGTTCTTTGGCAAACTTTTCGCTACTCATTAAACCACGCATGATTCTTTCGACCGTAGCCTCGTCTGTACCACCTTCCATGCCTATTCTTTCGCGTTCTACTGGTGTTGTTACAGAACCGGTAGAACCTTCCTCTGAGCCCCATTGAGTACGTGTCTTTGACAACTGCTCTCTGGCTTTCTGTGGCTCTACTTCGGTTATATGTGCTGCTTGGTGTGGTTGAGATATAGGAGAGTTTTTATCTGCTCTAAACTCAGTTTCACCTTTACGTATTTGTGCAATACCAGCTTGTACTGTTTGATCTCTTAAACTATTGTTACGTTTAGTTATCTGTTCTACAACTTTATCACCACCTTTTTTTAATGTATATGCAAAACCGTCAAAGACTAAGCCTATGCCCATGCCTTCTACAATGTTTTTCATTTTCATTACAACAGGGTGGTCGGTGTCTTTGGTAGATATTGGTGTATCTATCCAACCATACCTGTCACGTAAAGCTCCTAAAGCGTTTTGTTCATCTGACTCTTTAGATATAAGGTCAGATACAGCTCCTACAGCTGCACCTCTAACTAGGTTGCCTTTTGTTAGTGCAAGTAGTCCAGCTGGTATAGTGACTACACCTGTAGCTGCGACAGCCTTAGCTGCTGCAACTGTGCCTAAAGCTAGTGTACCAAAATGTACTAAGCCTCGTAGCTGTTTACCCCACCATGTTCTTGTTTCTATCGGGTTATCATATGCACCAAAAGGGCTCCAGTCTGGACGATATACGCCAGTCTCTTCCCTTTCTCTCTGCATTTCACCAGATAAAGCATCTACTGTACGCTCTGGAAATGTCGCAATAGATGATGCGGTATCTTGAAGGCCACCAGATAGTATGGACTGACCTTCTTTTATGAGTGCCTTAGCACCCCAATTTTCGTCATTTCTAGGATCATTCTGAACTGCGGCATCTCTTCTGTTTACTTGATCTTCGTTTCGTTGAACAGCCTCTATAGCATCATCAACTGCTTCAAAAGAGTCAATCATATCTTCAGTTTCTGCCGCTAAGTAGTCATTATAATCTTCGTCTGACTGTTGGTTAGAATAATTTGAATCAGTCATTATGGTGTTGCAATAATTGTGTTACGTTCTTTACGTAGTCTTTCTTCTTCTGCTGCTTCTTCTGCTTCTATAGTACCATCAGCAATAGCTTTGATTACAGCTTGGTTAAGATTCTGTAACTGGTTTGCTGGTATACCTCTAAGTGCTGGAAACGCTGTTAAAATAATTTCTTTTTCCTCTTCGTTTAGTCTTGTTAGCACATTCCAATTACCTTCATTTTCATCTTCAGCATACACAGTTTCTTTACCGCCTTTTATAGCTTGCACAAGAGCACCTTGTATACTGTTTGTTCTGTTAGCTCTTTCTCTAATTAATTCCATAACAATAAGACTTTGAGTATTTTCATCAAAGATTGCGTCTTTACTTATTGCTCCGCCTTTTAGTGCATCTTTAATAGAGTCAGCATCAAGACCGTATATTCCAAAATTATCTGCTCCTCTGTTTGCAAATGTTAATATCTGTTCTACTGTTAGCTCGTCTCCATTATTTTTCGTGAAACGACCAAAAGCTGTTTTATATGTTCCAAGCTTGTTACCTTTTATTCTTACTGAATTAAGAACTTTTGCAACTTCTTCTGGATTATTTAAAAAGAAAGAGTTTGTTTTACCGTAGTAAGGTTTAACACCTAGATAATTTCTATCTTTCTTAGTTAATCCGTATTGCTCGTCTATCATTATAATGTTAGGTGTCACACCGTCAGCCAGTGTACCTTCAACTTCAGTTGTAGGCGGCTTTGCAATAGAGCCGTCTGGATTAAGACCTCCTGTAGCTTTTAATCTGTTAAGAGCATATTCACGAGCGTTTATACCAGTGCCTTCTGATACCCTATTAAAATAGTTAGGAAACTTCTCACCATATAAATAATGACGTTTTAGATCTCCAAGAGCTTGCTGTTCAAATAAAGAGTTAACTTCTCCATTATTCATAGCTTTGTTAACGTCTGCAAGAACAACTTGTCTATCATTGTCTATATCTCTTGCGTCAGCTTTGATACCTTTACGTTGTTCAATAAGTGTGCCTTTAAACCCACCAGCTAGTAGTTTAGCTTCAACAGCATCATAAATTTTAACAGCCTCTTCGTCTGCGTCTAAACCTTGATCTACTCTGTTTTTTAGTTCAGCTTTAAATGCTTCGTATGCTCTTGTAACTTCTATATCTTTTTTAGGATCATATACTTTTTCTACAGAGTTTTTTGGATTATATCTACTTTGAAGTGTATCTTTGTAATTTAAAAATTCATCAGGTTGACCGGCAGATGAATACTCACCACCATTAGTAACTGTGCCGCTGCCAGTCTGTAGCTCTCTAACATCAATCTTTTGATACTTTTTATCTAATTCAATTAGTTTTGCTTCTAACTGTGCGTCGTCATAGCCCGGATTATTTTTCTTAAATAAATCTAACTCACCTTGAGCATTAGTTTTTTCTGTTCTTATGTCCCGTAAATCTCTTTCAGCTAGTTGACTTTTTACGTTATTTAAGAGTGTAGAGTAACCGTCTTTTCCACGAAAGTTACTGTTTTCAATAGTAGTCTTTTTTGCAATACCGTTTGCATCTTTTTGACCTTGATGGCTGTACTCAGCTGTTTCTATTAGATATTCTAGATGGTGAAGAGAAAATGTAGGATTGACTGATGAAACATCTTTTGCTACAGCTTCGATAAGATATGATAAAGCATCTGATCTTTTAAACTGTTTATTACGATCTCCGCCGTGCTCTTCATAGATAATATCAACAAGATTATCAGCGTCTATCGGGTTGTCATAAGAGTTTGTTTTATTATTCCATGCTACAGGTGATACTGTATCTTTAATAATATTATCTAATCTTATGTCTCTATTTTGCTTGTATTGTCTATTGGCTCTGCCTTTAAACTCAGCTACATTATTGTTTCTTCTTTGGACAAGATCAGGGTACATCTTTTCGTAAAAAGCTTTTCTAAACTTTCTACTGTTTGTATCTATCCCTAGCTCTTTAGCTTGCATTAGCAGAGCTGTAACCATTAGCTCGTCAGCAGCGTTGTGCAATTCGACATACTCTTGTATGTCAGTAATATCCTGACCACCGTTTTCATTAATAAACTGTAGTCTAGCACCATATCCGTTGTTTTTAAAATTAGCTAGTAACTGCTCTAAGCCAATATCTTCTGGTAATGCTGCATTTCTAACTCTTAAAAAGTTTGCTGATTCTTCAGTGTTTTCGTTAAGTAAGTCACTGTTAAACTTAGCATTTTCAAGATTAAATTTACCTTCAGCGTTTCGTCGCAATGCACTAGAGTTTGAGTCTAGATATAGCATAGCTTCGTTTATTTTACTTTGAGCTTCTCTTCTCTCTTCAAAAGCTCTCATAGCACCCTGAGCAGATTTAGAAAAGTCTGCTAACTGTCCAAGAAGATTTAGAGGTCTTTCTGCTAGCTCTTTTTGTATTGTAGCCATGCGAGCATAGAACTCTCTAGTATCTCCTTGGTTTCTAGTAATTTGATCGTTAACTGATTTAGTTAGATCAGCTTCTGTGCTTTCGTAGTTATCTATACTGTAGTCGGGTATATCGTCCCGTGGTTTACCTACGATCGTTTGGAATGATGATGTCATAATTTATGCTCCATAGATGTTTGTAATAAAACCAGAGGGTGTTACGGGAGCACTTAGGAGACTTGTATTCATTGATAAAGGCCCAGATATTAAGTTAGGGTTTAAAGTTTCTATTGGTGGAGCAGATGGAAACTTAAGTCCAAATGAACTAAAACCAGAAGCTATACTTGCTACCTGACTTGCTATCTGTAAAGCACCACCTAACCTATTTGTAGGAGATAACATAACAGGAGCACCATAAGAAGCTGGTATACCAAGAGCTTCTCTTGCTCTAGCGTTTTGCATTTGAAACTTTCTTCTAGCACCTTCTCTAGCATAAGCCATGTTTCTACCTAGTACATTATCTAGTACACCTTCGACTTCTGACTGAGCTGCTAATAATCCTTGATAGTTAGCAACACCAAATCTTCTAGACCTACCACCTTCGTCAACTGTTCCTTTAGATCTAAAGTATCTACGAGCAGCGTTCTCTAGTTGTTTTCTACCCTTACCTTGAGCAGCAAGAGCTTTAGCATAGGCATCGGATCTATCTCTAGAGAAACCTATAACATTTCTGTTTTGTGCTCTTTCGAGCTGTGTTTCTTTATTATAAAACTTTAGTTTTTCTTGAGCAAAGATAGCATCTTTTTCTCTAGCTTGCTGTCTTTGTTGGGCTCTTAACCCTGCATTAGCGTCTACGCACACGGCAAAATTCTATAAATGTTACATTGTTCGGCCCATGTTTTAACTTACGTAAA